ATTCTTCTTTAAAATTATAAGTAGGCATATTCCTCTCATATAGTAAAAGGGACTCTAGAAGAGCCCCTATACTTTTCTATTTCATAGTATAATAAAAATCAACTACTATGTCAAGAACTTTTTTTATAAACCTTTATACTGTAATGCAATTTCATTTGAGCTATCAATATCTGTACCTAACGCGTGGAAATTAACTTCAAGTGATATAACATCATCAATAGAGTGTGTTGGCACTTCTAAATGACATGATGGCATATTCATTTGTAAGTAAGGTGCAGATGTTCCACCAACTTTAAATCCTAAGTTGAAAGAATTTGTAATTGTATCAGTATCTTCTATAATTCTTTCAAATAATTTTGCACTACCCTCTGCTACATTCGTTAAGTAACAAGTAAAGCTTCCACCAACACTTCGTGTGCCTGTAACGTGGCCTAGTGGTTGATTTACAACTCCAAGAGTCTCTGGCATTAAAAATGTAATATTATTACTAATTGTTACATTTCCACCAGTAAGAGTTAGTACATAATCTTGGTCAGCAGAACCAGAATCAGCACTTTCACCCTCCGCAAGTAAATGATCATCAGCAGTTGAAATTGCAAGTCGTGTCAATCTATTTCGAATAAAGTTTGCAGTATTGTCAATCTTTTCGAATATAGTTCTTGAAGGAGCTGCTGATACTTCTGAAATCATACTACCATTTCCACTCCAGTTAATTGTTGTAATTCCATCAATATCAAAATCAACCGATGCTTCGTTTACAACACATCCAGTTATTTTATAGGTCTTGCTAGCTTCTCCAGAAGCTCCAAGCACAAAGTAAAAGTTTGCTGTTCCAAGAGTTACAGCATTTGAACCAGTAAAAGCAATATCAACTTGGTCAGTAGTTGCAGTGAATCCTGGGAAGGTATTACTGCTATAGGCTCCTGTTCCAACCATCATACCCCACAGTGCTTCTTCAACTGCGTGATGTTTTTGTGCACTATCGGCTGCTCCTGACCCTGATCCTGCCGAAGCAAATGGACGAGCATACGTAGAAAAGCTCCACTCTGCAGGTGCATATGAGTCTGTAAAAAGTTTACGACCTCTTCGGCTTGCGCCACTTGAAGAAGCCATTTCATTTAAAGTTACTTCCGTTGTATTTGTAGCTTGTGAGAACGAATATCCATCAAGAATTGGTATTTCCCATACTGCGGAACCGATTTCTAGAAAGAATTTCGTATCTCTGCTAAAAAACATATTATCTGCCATAGTTTTCTCCTATGATTGTCTTGAAAAGACGTGAACGTGAGCGTTTGCTCGTGTCACTATTTTCTAATATCGAACCTCTATTAGCATTTCTCCTACACCTAAAGGTTCCAGTACACCCTCATCAGTATCAATACTTACGATAGTGATTTGTTGTGTCTTTTGTGATACTCCTCTTTTGTCCGTATAAGAAAGTGCTGAGTTATCTTCAATTACTGTTTCAACATCCTCCATTAGTTCATCAAGAGCATCTGCCGCATCTTCTGTATTTACATAACATCGCAGCGTTATACTTAAAAAACGGTCTTTATACCCACCGCCTTGGTATTCTCTAGTCTCAGATCCTGCATTTATGTGTACTGCAGGAAACTGATCAACTTCATCCCAAAATAATAATCTTCCAATAACATTATTATCTAAGTCTGTAAAAAAATTACCTGTGCCATCTATACCTTTTAACTTTTCTGCAAGAGAGTTTACTATACCCTGTCGTCTGGTGGTATATGTTCTACTCATTACACTCTCCTCGTAAAGAATCTTCCTATGGCCATTCTTGCCGCTATTTCTCGAATAGAGGCATCAATTATTTTTCTTGGATCTCTTTCTGGAGTTGCCCAAGGCTGTGATCCTCTGCCCATCTCATATACTTGGTATGGATTTTTTTGATAAGTGTATCCAACACTTGGAAAACCTTTTGGAGTTTGTGCAACTTCTGTGACTTTTACACTTTCCGCAAACCTTCCTGTTCTATTTTCTAGTGCTGGTGCATTCATATTTTTTCGTACAGTATCTGGTAATTCTTTATTTATCATTGTAATCATTCGTAACATATCTGAAGCTACTGAAGGTCTTCGATTTACAGGAGTACGTACACGTTTTGCTTTTACTCCCTTTCCAAAAGCTACTGTGCTTGCTCCTTTTGCGACAGAAGATGTACTTTTTTTCTTATTGTTACTGCTTTTAGCAGTGGATTTTAAACTCTCAGTTGTTACTACAGATACATTTGGATTATCTCTAAAAGCATCAACAACTAATTTTCGTAGCTTCTTTTGTTTTTTAGCAAATATACTATCACTGCCCTGTAGTTTTGAAAGACCATCTCCTACTGCTGGATCTTTTTCAAGTTTTTTAATTGCTACTAAAAGTTCAGATTTTAGTTTTTCTTTAAGTCTAGAAACATCCACACCACTGCCCGTTTCTTTTGCAAGTTTATTTAAATAAGCTGACTCAACTCCTACTGTATGAGAATCGTCTTTATCATTTCTTAAAACTTTTATAAGACTTGTAACTCCTAATCCTTTTTCATCACTTAAATCTTGTACAGTTCCATCAAAATCAAGTCCTACACCATCTGCAATACCTTCAAAAGCATCTCTTACAAAACTTTCAAAAACTCCTGCACCTTTTTCATGTCCTGAGTGAAAGATTGTACGAGTACCTTTCATTGAACGGCCGCTTTTTGTTCGAATACTTCTATTTACAATTCTACCCGTTTTTTTACTTGTAGTAGTTGTTGTTCGTAAATAAGCTTGTACTTTGTTAAAAAACTTTCTTAACGACGGTTGATATGCGATTCTAACTTTTGCATATACATTGTCGGGACTTAAACTTTTCCCGCTTTTAAAAGTTATTACTTTTCTACTAAACAAGCCTGAGGTAAATGTAAATCGAACAGTATTTTTTGTTGCTTTCATTTTACTGTTTGATATGCGTATTTTTCTTAAGTCACGTTTCAAATCAGCTAACATTTCTTTCGCAAATTGATTTATTTTTTGTCTATCTTTTTGTGTTAATTTATCAAAATGTTGATTTTCTTCTGTTGCTTTATTTTCTAGCTCTGCTTTCATTTGTTTGGCCATTTCTTGCCAATTAAACTTAAAAATATGAACTCTTTTATTTGCAACTAAATCTCTATAAATTTGTGTGCCACCTTTTGTCGAAAGCGATTTATGTAATTTATTACAAAATTCTAAGAGGCTTGCTCTACTCATTAAAAATTCTTATACAAGTCTAGTACACGTTTTATGTGATCAGGAAATGCAACATTATTTCGTTGACTGCTTGATGCCTGATTCTGTATACTAGCTCCTGCGATTGTTTGTCGCTGTTTGTGTTCGTCTTTCAAATAGTATGTTATCAAATCAAAAATTGCAAGTTTTAAATCTTCTGGAGTACTTGCGTATCCTGCTTTGTAAACTACTTTTACTGCCCCTGGTCCTCGAGGCCAGTTTTTATATGTACTACCATCAGTCGTACGAATTATACTATCTGTTTTTTCATCTAAAAAGTATTCATATGCACCTGTAGTAAGAGTAGTATAAGCTTCTCTATAAGTACCTCTTATTTGTACAAGAGATACTTCAACCACTGGACTTTCAGTAAGTTGTACTGCATAAGTTTCGTAGTCAATATTAAATGTTTCTGTTTTATCAACAGAATAAAAATCAATAATACTATTTCCACAATAAGTCTTTACTAATTGACTCACAGATGTTATTAAGCTATTTATCTGCAAATCATCTTTTGCAGACTGCAAGCCTTCCGCTTCTTTATATTCTGCAAGTGTTATTAAGTTTGCCATTTATAAGTCCATTAGTAAAGCCTTTGGGGAGGCGAACCTCCCCTCGGCCATATTATTATCCTAACTATTAGGAGTAAGGTAATCTTATTGAAGGTTGGTTAGTACCAGACCCTGCTACAAGTTCCTCGAATCCTAGAGATTGTGTCGCAACAATCACATTACGCTGATTTGCTACTTCATAATCTGTTTCTATGTTTACGCCTCGTAAACGTGGCATTACATAGTTTCCAGTGTATACTGCTAGTGCTGCAGTTGATGTTGCTGCTCCAGCTGCTGCTAGGTTTTGTGCTAGTTGGTCTGTTGCGATTACTGGTGAACCGAATACAGTACCTACTAAGCCAGTAAGCTTACCAGCAAGTGCTTCGCCAACTTCTGACACATCTGTAAAGCCAGTTGCATCAATTAACTGATAGTATCCATCAGTTGGGATTATGTATGCTACGTCTAATGGACGTAAACCATACTTACCCATTTGAGCACGCATAGCCATCAAAGTACCTGGAGTTACTTCTTGTCCTGTACTTGCATCAATATTAGTGCCTGTTGCTGCAGAGTTAGCCACTGCTGCTGAAGCTGCTGCATAACCATTTGTATCGTCAGTTCCGCTTGCTCCTACAAGACCTTTGGTGAATCCGCCACCACCAACTAAGATTGCTTTATCGATTGCAATTGCATGAGCTCTTGCTAATCCACTTTGAATAAGTGGCAAGAAGTTTACAATTACTTGCTCATCAGTATTATTGTCAATGAACTGTGAAGAAATTAATCTGTGTGCATTTAATACTTTTTGAGTGATAGTAAACTTATCGTTGCTTGCGCCTGCATCTTCTAACAAGTTACCACTTACGGCACCTGTTGTTGCAAAGTTTGCGGGCTCAACATCAGGAGTGATTGGCAATACAGTTGCACCTGAGGTTACTGCAATTTCACGGAAAAGAGGAGCAACTCTCATTTCTTGACGTACTTCTTCTTCAAAAGTAGTGCTGATAGTAGTCTCAAGAGCTGTAAGTGATGCTGCTCCTGGTACTGCTACGCCTGCTTTTTCCATAAGATCTTTTGCAAAGTCAGTATCAAAACCTTTCTTCGTAATTTTTCCAAGAATGTGAGCTTGAACAAGTTCATTTTCATATCCTTTCATATCACCTTTGCCACGTCCTGCAAACGACTTCTTGCTATTACGCATAGCTTCGATTTCGTCAGTTTTTTCCTTCAGATCTTTCTCATATTTTGCTGCAAGTGCTTTAACATCAAGCTCTTTTTGAGCGTCCATATCTTTCTGAATATCAGCCATAAGTTTTTCGGCACCAGTTTCGATGCCAGACTTTATGCTGGATTGTATTTTTTCGGCTTCAAGAGCCTTTGCAGCTTCTACTTCAGCAGCTTTCGCTACCTCTGCTTCTTCTGCAGCTTTTTGCTCGGCCGCTTTCATTGCAATTTTAGCAGCAGTTTCCTCTGCCACTTTTTTAGCAAAAGCTTCCAAGTCGACTTCGGGAGTTTGTGTTGCTTCCGACATATCTATCTCCTTTGAAGAGGATTGATCCTCGCTTTTAAAAGTTTTCTTAAAGTCTTCGTATTCCATTTCAGAATCGAAAGACTTCGCTAGAGAGAAAGTAGCTGCTTGATTGCATGGTACCGATACAACCGATACCTCAAACAACTCAGCGTCCTTAATCATTAATCCATCGGTTTCTTTTACATAGTCAGCATCCTTGACTTTGAAACCGACAGAAAACGCTCCAAGGACACCGTCTTTGATTAAGTTGGCACATTCAGCATGCTTACTGATTTTTGCCTCCATATGTAAGCCATCGTTAGTTTGAGTAACTTTTGTTGCTCTACCAATCGGCTTATTATAATCATGATTAAATAATATAATAGGATTCTTCTCAAAATTTCCTAATCCATTCTTCCATGCGTAGGGAGCAATTGAATCCCCTGCTCGGTCGAAATCTTTTGTACTTGCCATACCACGAACTGTAACAGAACCATCATCTTCCGTTTCTGACTTAAATGTTGAATGTAAGTTAAACACTTTATTCATCTTCTGTTTCCTCTTCTGCGGGTCTACCGCCTTCGCTAGGGTTAGCTGCACTTCCTGCTATATTTTGTGGAACTCGTATTTCGTCTTGCCCGTCCATTTCTTCATAACCTAGCCTGTCTCGTGCTTCATTTATAGTTATAATTCCACCATTTACAAGAGAGCTATAGTATGCTGCTGCATCTCTTAATTCTGGTTGAAGTGCTGCAATATCTGAAACATCTTCTTTTATCATGAACCCAAAATGTCTGCAAAGAGCATGATTCATTTTCTTCACGATTGGCAATATTGTTTCTAAATAATATAGTCTCATATTGGGACGTATATTTGCATTATTACCAGAGTCCATCATTATTGGTGGTATTCCAAGAGCTTTGAGAATAATTGCTTCATTCTTTGTAATTGCATCTTGAAAGTCTAAATCTTTGAAGTTAGTATTCGTATAACTATCTATCTCTATACCACCATCAAGAATAAGAGGTCTTCTGCCTCCTGAATCCGGTCTGTATCTTAATGTCCAGGACTGTATCATTCTTTCTTTTATCTTTTCTGATAAAGTGTTTGGACTTTTGAGTACTAAACCTGGCACAGCTCCATTCTTAAAAAAGTTATCTTGAAACTGTCTCATATTTGACATAAGCTGCATTGTTCGTAGTGCTGGCTTTAGTCTTGACACTCCTCTATAAATTGAATAGAAAGAGTTGTCTTTTACATGTATGATTTCGTTAGGAGAAAAGTCTGTTTTGTTATAACTATACTTCTCAACGTATGTTTGTGTATCACCATGTATTCTTACTTTGTCTGCTGGAAGATGGTATAAATGAGCACCATCATAGTAAATAAAGATATTTCCGTCAAGTAAGTAGTCTGTAACTAATGCTCTTTTAAAAGAACTTATATCCTGAAAAGGATTTGGTTCTACATTCAATAACAGTTCTACTCTTGAACGCTTTACTCCTTTTACGATTCCAGAAGTTTTTAGTGTTCCAACGACTGTCGCAGGTATCTCTGCAACATCGTCTACAATCATATTTACTCCACGATTTACAATTTCTATATTTTCGTAGTAGTATTCGTAATTCTGTGTCGGTTCTCGGGAAGATTCAATAGCCATACCCTCATATTGTTGGGCTGGATTAAGTTTCTCCTCTATTCCAAGTATTTTGTGATACCAAGCCATTTTTTTCTCTCTGTATGTTCACCCATCTTTTTTGCTTTTCTGCTGTAGCAAGTGACGGCTCTTTGCCGTATATGGAATGAAGTTGCTTATGATGCATGTTACACAAAGTTATTGCTTGCACATATAACTCGTCTTCATGCTCGTCAATAAAATCTTCCCGAAGTGCCTGTATATACTCTGGATTCAAATTGTTTTCTTTTAACCATTTGTTCAATAGTCCTGTTAAACTATAGAAGTGGTGAAAATCTAACTGTGTCTTTGCTCCACAGATATAACATTCCGTGTCCTTTTTATATCGTGATTTTGCCTTGTCTCGAACATATTTTACTATATCTCGTTTTAGCTTTGGCATTTTTTATCCATTACTTTTATTCTTAGAGAATTGTAGCAAACTTCTACCGCAATGTCAAACATTATTTTTGCGTTGGTATCCTTCAAAAGCTAGTGTTAGAAGTTATAAAAGAGTACAAAGAATATCGCATCGCATCTGCCATGTGAGACGAACGATCGTGCTTTGGTCTCTCCTTCAATAAATTTGGGTTTGGATCC